CTTTCGTTGGTAGGTTGTAAACGCTATATGTTTTGCAACTTCCGGATCCAGCGGGAAGCCGCATCCACCAAGCCACCTATCGATGAATAGGTTTTGTTTACCATCACGAGTCAGACTCTCAATAGCCTGCTTGTGGTAATGAACGAAGCGCCTGTGGGCTCGCCACTTGTTGGTAGCTCCGTCGATCGTCTCCTGATACCAATCCCAGATTGGTTTATCAGAGATCGAGGCTTGGCCGGTAACTTTTGCTTTCCCGGTGAGAAGGCCGACATTGAAGAACTTATATCTCTCCACGACACCTTGACGTTCATGAAACATTATGGAATTGATAGTAAACAAATCCTTATGGATGTAGTTCTTTCCAATGGAAAGACTAAACCCAACAGATCTGATCTTACTTTTCCATATTTCATAATGGTCTGGATTGGATGGAAAGAGGATATCATCACCGTTGATTAGAACAGGGAGTTCTGTGAAATCTAACTCTTTACCCAAGTATTCCTCCATGGATATCCAATAAGATATCAGGTTGATAATACAAAGGATCGGGAAAGATAAAACAGAACCCATTAACTGTCCTGTCTGTTGGATAGCAGGAAGAACCTGTCTTTCCTCAACAGTGAACCGACGTTTAACCTGTTTCAAATTTGAGACACGGTTAAGCACCTTGTTCATTGTTTTTAGGTCAGTAGGTTTCTCCCTCATTATCCTAGACTTAGGGTAATTAAGTTCTTGTTGATATATTACAGAACGTAATATATCCTTATAGTTCTCACTATAAGGGGAACGTCTGAGGATACCTTCGAACACCAATGCAGTACAACGAATGTCAACACCATCAGTGGCACCACTATAATCTCCAGACACCCATGAATTGAATTTGATTCCATGTTTGGTCTCAAACTCTCCACGGGTATGGATGAGATCATTAAGGTCTTCATCCATCAATGGACGACTTGTGGCCACGAAGGTTCGGAAATTATGTAGGTAATGAAGCATGCTCTTTTGGCAGCATCTAGCCAGCCAATAAGGGACAGATTCACCCTTAGTAATTAAACGGACCTTGAGTGGTTCAAGAATTCCATGGACTTGGACACGTAGTGGTCTACCACAAAATTGATCATGTGCGACGTCAACGACTGCATCAAAACTTGGAAGGATTGGCTCAAATGCCTGCATTTGAGTACCATCCTTAAGTCTAACCTTGGTTTCTTCATTAGTAAAACCAAAGTTCTCTAAGACCCAATTACGGACATCTATCCTTTGTCCACCAAAACTTCTGGTGGTATCAAAGGAAGCTGACGTACTGGCGTCAAGGAAACTTGGTTTAGAGGCAGTATATTTTTCAAGAAATATATTAAGCTTCTTAATGAAGTTAGGGTCTATTGTGTTAGTGGGACACTTGGTAAGTTTCCTACGATGCTTAAGGTAAGACTCGAACACGAAGTGTTCTGGAGCTTCCTTGGCACCAC